GAACAAGAGCAAAAAGCAAAAGCCGAAGCAGAGGAAAAGGAAAACTTGCGTTTAGAAAACGAAAAATTAAGGCAAGAAGCAATACAAAGACAAAAAGATGCTGACAAGCAAAAAGAAAAATTAGATGCAGAACTAAAATCGGTTTCTAGTCAAGTAAAAGAGCAATCAACACTACTTAAAACTATTGCAAAAAAAGAAACAATACAAAAAGATGAATTAAAAGTTTTAGAGCAAAAATATGTGATAGCTAAAACTAGTTTAGAAGCGGTGTTATTTTTTATTGTTCCAGACAATTGCAGAAAAATGGTTGAAAACACATTAAAGGAATTAAATAATAAATAAAATATAAAATATCTTAAAAAATATATCGTATTATAAAAAATAATATTTATATTTGTAAAACAAAACCAATAACTTAATAACAACAAAATGAAAAAAACAATTATCTCTGCTTTAGTATTATTATCTATTAGTACTTATTCTCAAATTAAAAAAACTTTTGTAATTGAACATTGTAAAGACAATATGACCGATAAGGAATATTACTTTGCTAAAAAAAAATTAATTTGCTCTAATGCAGAAAAAACAAAAGGATTTACAATTTATCCTAGCTTTAAAAAAGTTGATAATGATTTAGAACAAAATGGTTTAATTTTATCTAATGTTAATATTGGAAATTGTGATGAAAATGACCAGCTAATATTTTTATTTGATGATGATTCTAAAATAATTTTAACTTCTTGGAATAAATTTAATTGTGATGGAAATGCTTACTTCAATATCTCTGACCAACAATTTGATTATTTAAGCAATAAACTAATTAAAACAATTAGATTTGTTAATGGATATAAATACGAAACGTTTACTCATAATTTAGAAATTATCCAAAAAGATTTTTTTGTAAACGCATATTCTAATTATGAAATAAAAGAAATAGATTGCAATAAATAATCAATAACTTAAAAATAAATAAAATGAAATTAAAACAATTTTTTTTAAATCTTTTTAAATCTAACAAAGAAGAAATAATTATGGTGCAACCCGAAGTTAAACCAGTAACTAAAAAAACACAAGTTGTGGAAAAACAAAATACAAAGTTTGCACAAGTAAAAAAACATTTAATTGAAAAAGGAACTATTGATAGCTGGACTGCAATAAATCTTTATGGAGCAACAAGATTATCGGCTATTATTTTTAAATTAAGAGAAAGAGGATATGATATTAAATCTATTCCTAATACTTCTTTTGATAGAAACAATCAACTTTGCAATTTTACAACATACAAATACATACAATAACAATGGAGTTAATTAAAACACCTTCCTTTAACGCAATGGATAACTTATTGGATATACTTGCTAAAAACACCAAAAGTTTTTCTTCTGAACAAATACATCAAAAGCTAGGAACATATTTATTATTATCTGGTAGCAAAAAATTCGTTGAACTTTATAACGATGTTGCAAAAAACAAAAATTACACAAAAGCATTTACAACGCTAAATTTATAAAAAGTGAATTGCTCACATAAAAATAAAATAGCTGAAAGATTATTTAATAAATTTGGCAAACCAGTTGCAACATTAATTTGTTGTTTAAAATGTGGTAGTCAACAAAAAATTATAGACAATGGAAAAAATAGAAATAGAAGTTACAAAGTTGTACAAGATACTCATTAAACGAGGAATGACACAAAAGGACTTGCACAATTTAATTAAAGAAACTAATAACGGACAATCTGTTTCTATGTACATATTAAATGAAATCATAAATGGTAAAAGAACAAACTTCAACATCAATACATTAAAACCTATCAAGAAAGCACTAAACGTATCTTATGATGATTTAATTGATGATTAATGGATGTAATGCTATTTATAAAAGACTTACGAAAAAAAGGTGCATTATACTATCAAACGTGGATGCCTTTGCTTATACAATATAATGGCGAAGAAGGTCAAGTTATAAAATTAAGTGTAACTCCAAATGTTCCAAAAAGTACTTATTATCGAATTATTCAATATGGTATAGACACATTTCCTATTTATGTTAAAAATTATTCTTTAGTTAAAAAAAGAAACGAAATAATATTTAATTGTATAGAAACAGAAGTTGTTGTTGCAGAGATTATAACTCCAGAAGTTGTTGTAGAAAAAAAACAAAGACAACCCCAAGTTAAACCAAAGACCAATGATGAACTAATTAAAAAAATTATTGAATTTTTAAATGAGTGTACTGGAAAATCATTCAAAACAAATTCAAAGGTAGCTATAACTAATATTAATGCTAGATTAAAAGAAGGCTATGTGTTAGATGATTTTATAAAAGTTATTAGTGTAAAAGCAACCAAATGGATAAATACAAAGTTTGAGGATTATTTAACTCCAAATACTTTGTTTGGCAATAAGTTTGAATCTTATCTAAACGAAAATATTAATGTAGAAAAAACTAAACAAGAAAACGCTTATGAACAAGTTATCAAAGCAACAGAACTCGGTTTCAATAACTAAAACATTACCAAATACTACTTCTAAAGAAATTAATATATACAATGCTTATATTACTGAAAAACGATTAAAGGATTTTTCAACAAAAGAAGATTTGATGATGATAAACTCTTTAATAGTTAGGTGGGCAACTTATGTTGGTATTTTAACTCCAGAAGCAACTGAAATAAATATGTTGGCTAATTTTATTAAAGAACACTTTCCAACATTCAATGCTTATGATATAAAAGAGTGTATTAATTTATTAGCAAATCAAAAGCTAGATACAGATGCCGAGCATTACGGTAAATTATCTCCAATTTATATTTCTAAAGTTTTAAGAGCATACCAAGAGCATAAAAACACTATCGTTTTTAAAGTTAGAGATAGCATACAAAAATTAAAAGAAGCTGAAATTGTTCCAATATCCGATAAAGACAGAATTTCAAATTTTAAACAATTACTTACCATAGCAAAAAAAGAAAATACGCTAGGACTAACTTATATTGATGCTGGAGATTCTATTTATAATTTTGTGAAGTATAACAAGTTAATTTCTATAACTAATGAATTAAGGGATGAAGCAATGGAATATGGTAATAAGTTATATATTGAACAAAGAAAAAAGAAAGTAACCGAAACCGTAATTAAAAATGAAAGCTTTAAAAAAGTAGCAGATATGCAATTTGATAAAACAGACATTATTCGTAAGTATGCAAGAGAGTTTGTAGTGAATAGGTTTTTACTAAATTTGGATTTAGAAGATATTTTAAAAAAAATAAATATGGAAATGTTAAAGTATTAAAAAAAATATTTAATTTTACTTATAATAATTTTCTATATGGTAGTAGTGGGTAAAATAATGGATATAATTAATTCTAGCGATACGGTAACACAAGTCGTTATTAGGGTAAAAAAAGATGAAATATACTTACCAGTTTCATTCGTTTGTTATCAAGAGATAAAAGCACTAGTGTCGCAGTTAAGGTTTGAAAAAGGAGATTATGTAAAAATTACTTATTACTTAAAATCAAAAAAATACAAGGACATTTATTATACAAGCGCAGTAGTTGAAAAAATATCTATTACGCAAAAAGCAACAAAACAATATTCAGTAGATATGTTTTAATAAATAAAATAACAAAATTTAAAATCAAGAATATGAAACCAACAAAAAAACAATTAAAAGAAATTCAAGAAATTGAAAAAAAAGTATCTAGTGTTTGTGATAATACCGATGAAATATTTGACGAAATAACTGGAATGGTTTATCCAAAAAAAACAACAGAAAAAAAATCAAGAAAAATTGAAATAAATTTAAGTTTTGGATTAACCGAAGCTAGTCTTAAATGGCAATTAAATAAACAAGGGTTTGAGCTTGATGACTATTTTTTGTTTAAAGTGGAAGAATTAAAATTTAATATACATACACTTAACCAAGATGGTATTTTAACCGACAAACAATTACGGAAATGCTTTCACAAATTAAATAATAAGATTTCTGTAAAGGTTGTTACTTCACAACTTAAAGAAGGAGAAATAGCTAAACATATAAAAACAATAATAAAATAATTTTAAACTTATGGAAAACTACGATGAATGGAAACAACAAACTCCAGACGAACCAATGTACAATGAATGTGAATTTTGCGGAGAGCCTTGTGAAAATACTTATTGCTCAAAAGCTTGTAAAAAAGCATACGAACAAGAAAACTAAACTATGAAACTAATAATAGGAATACCAACACTTAATAGAGCAGACTTGCTTAATGAAGCATTAGAGAAATATTTTGAGGACTTTCAAGAAACTGAAATATTTATTGTAGATAATGGAAATCAATCTATAATTACTAGAGAAGAAAAATTTGCAATTTATCGACCAACAGAAAATTTAGGAGTTGCTAAAAGCTGGAATACAATAATGGATTATGCCGAAAAAGTAGAAGCTACTCACGTTTTAATGTTGAACGATGATATTTACTTGGGTAAAACAGAACACGGAATTAAAGTGCTATTAAAAAGTAATGAAAATGCCGACTTTATTAATTCATTTCATAATTGGTGCAGTTATATTCTAACGGTAGATGCGTGGAAAAAAGCTGGTAAATTTGACGAAGAATTTTTTCCAGCATATTTTGAAGATAATTCTTTTGATTATAAGATGACTTTAATCGGTGCTAAAAAAGAGTGGACTTCCTTTTTAGACCCATTTACATATCGTAAATCAATGACGATAGCAAAAGACCCAACTATTAATAACCGCTTTGCACTAAACAGACAAATGTATATTAATATGTGGGGTGGATTACCAACAGAAGAAAAGTATCTAACTAAATTTAATAAATAATATGAAAAAGATTAAAAGAGTATTTATTGAAGTTTTGGCTTGGGTTGTTTTTTTTGCTTTATTATTATTTTTATTTAAAATTATAAACAATATACAATAATGGAAGATACAACACCTTATCAAAATAAAAATCAAAACTCAACAATAAATGGTAGTTATAAGATTGTAATTAAAGGTGGTAATAACTACATACACCCTACTGCTATTATTGAAGGAGATGTTGTTTTAGGAGAAAACAATTACATTGGTGCTTTTTGCTATATAACTGGGAATACCATCATTGGTAACAATAACAGATTTGAAGCATTTTGCTCAATAGGTACAGAGCCAGAGCATAAAGAATATTTCGGAAAAGAAAACAAAGGCGTTGTAATAGGTAATGATAATACATGTCGAGAATATGTTACTATTAATGCTGGATGCGAAAAACCAACTATTTTATACGATAATATTGTTATGCTTAAAGCAAGTCATATAGGACACGATAGCACTATTCATAGTAATTGTACTTTAGCTTGTAACGTAATAATTGCTGGTCATACATTGTTAGGTAAATATGTCAATATGGGATTAGGTAGCGTTTGTCATCAGTATTCAAGAATTGGTTCTGGAAGTATGATTGGAATGGGAACGGTTATTACCAAAAAAGTAAACCCTAAATGCTTTGGACTTTACGTTGGAACTCCCCCAAGATGTGTAAAGCAAAACACACATTTGAAAAACAAATTTACAGAAGCAGAGATACAAGAAATTATTGATGAATTTGAAACTTTGCAGTTATGAGAAAGTGGAATTATGTTTTAAAAAACTTTATTGAGTTTATTGTTTATTTAATTATGTTTGGTTTTTTTGCGGTTACTTTTTCAGCATTATACATTAAATATTTTTAAGTTATGAAAGTAGAGAAAGTTCCATACTACAAATGGTTTTACGGAAAGTTTGTTTTAGTAGGTTATGTTGAAAAAGATTAATATAGATAGTTATGATTAGCGCAAAAGAAAAAGCAAAAGAATTAGTAAATAAATTTCATGATGAGATAAAATATATGGAAAGAGCCAAACAATGTGCATTAATAACAGTTAATGAATTGATAAAAGAAACTGGAAGCAAATATTGGTACGATGTAAAAAAGGAGATAGAAAAAATGTAAATTTAAAATATGAAAAATAAAATTTTAATTACCATTTTGTTGATGTCAACAATATGTTTTTCTCAAATTAATTTGCAAGATAAAGATAGATTTTCAATTCAACTTACAACCGATAATGTAGTATTTCAAAAAGGATTGTTTTACGGTGGTGTAGAGTTTCAAGCTGAATTTAGCAATGGAATTTATATTCGACCTCAAATACACTATGCTGATTTAAAAGATGGTTATTTAGAGATAGCTTCTGGAATCGGATTGAATTTTGCAAGTAGCGTTTACAATGTAAGAACAAATGTTTTTACTGGTGTAAAATTAGGAGTAATTAATAGGTCTGCTACTAACGCAATATTTGGATTTGAATCTGGAGTAGAAGTTAAAGTATTGCCGAAAGTTTCATTAGGTATTAGAGGGTCGTATGATTTTAGGGGCGATGCAAAATTTTATGAAGGAAAAGATTGGGTTTATAATAGTCAAGGATATATTAAATTTATAATAAATTAATTATGACACCGAAACAAAAACTAAAATCAATTGAAAAGAAAATGGAACGGTTGCAATTTAATAACGACAAACTGAATTTAGAACAAGCATCAAGGTATTTTTTAGATATTGAAAGGTATCATAAACTTGAAAGAGAACACTTCTTTTTAAAATTTGAAATGGAACATTGTAATACTTGTGGAAAAAAATTATGACACTAAAAGATAAATTTAAAATTATTAATTGTAAAGATTGTGATATTGCATATTGCGATACTAAATGTACAATATTAGCACCAAGTGAATTAATTAAGTTAGAGCAAGTAGCGGATGACTTTGCTATTGGATTTGCGGAGTGGTATTTAAAAGTATCAGAAAAATACGATTCGCATTTAAAATTACAAAATGATAGTAAACAATTATTAGAAATTTATAAAAAAGAAAAAGGATTATGAGATTAACAGTATCAATGCCTTGCTTTGGCAGACCACAAAGAACTATAAGAGCAATAAACTGTATTGCTAATCAAAACATAAATGGATGGGAAGCGTATGTAGTAGGAGATGGTTGTCCAATAATGCAAGATTTTATAGATAGCGAATATTTTGACGAATTGATTGAACAATGTTCCTATAATGGAAATGATTTAATGATATGTAATAATCCAACTAATCAAGGTGGACACGGATTTGCAATTACTAATAACAACATAAAAATAGCAGAAGGTAAATATTTTGTTTTTTATGCTAATGATGATATTATCTTACCAAACCATTTTGAGAACTACCTTTCTCAAATAGAAGATACTGATTTGGATTTTGTTTACTTTAACTCGGAAGTTAAACCGAGAAACGCTATAAGAAATGCTGAATTGCAATACGGAAGAATAGGTCATAGTGAGCTAATTGTAAGAACTGATTTTTTAAGACAAATGCCTTTGCATAATGAACACTACGGACACGATTGGGCGTTAATACAAAGTATGATGCAAAATGGTAAACACAAAAAAGCAGAAAATTGTCCTCCAACATACCACGTTATGAGTTTGTCAGACAATAGAGAGCAAGGAATTGATTAATTTATTATATTTACAACCAGAAACTTAAAACAACAAATTATGGAAGTCGTACACCGCAATAAAGAAGAAATACAAAAATCATTATTAGTATATGCCGATTGGAATTGCACAACTGGGTTTGGAGCAGTAGCAAAAGAATTAGTTAATGAATGGGCAAAAGATAAAAAATTAAGTATTGTAATTTTTGGACTTAATGATGCAAGTAAAAGCACTTACGATTACTTACCAAATGTAAAAGTAATACCAGCTTTAATGACTGGCGATAAAGACACTGCAAAAGATTTTTATAGAAGAATAGAATTACTTAAACTAATTTATCAAAATGATTTTGATGCTTTATTTTTTCTACAAGATGTAGAGGTAATTAATCCTATGTGGGAGCAACTAAAAGATGTAAAAAATACAAAACGAAAAGAAAACCGACCAAGCTTTAAGTCGATGATTTATTTTCCAATTGATAGCGAACCTAGAATGTCTGACTTAAAAGTGCTTCAATTTTTTGACGAAGTAGTTACTTATACTGAATATGCCAAAGCAGTAATGAAACCTTTGATTTCAGACACACAATATAAAAAGATTAAAATTATACCACACGGAACTAATACAAGTGATTTTTATCCATACAAAGAAAAAGCAAAGATTGAAGCTAAAAAAGAAATTTTTGGAACAGAAGATGTTTTTGTATTTGGAAGCGTAAATAGAAACCAAGTAAGAAAGGATTTTGGAAGTCTTATTATGGGATTTGCTATGTTTAAACATACAACTGGTGCAAACGCCTTGTTGTATCTTCATTGCAACCCAATAGACCCAATGGGTATAAACATACCAAGACTTTGCGATAGGGTAGGACTAGAAGTAGGTAAGGATGTTATTTTTCCAAAAGACTTTTCAGAAAATAAAGGTTGTTCCCTAGAGGAATTGAATAAGATATATAATTCATTTGATTGCTTTATTACAACAACAACTGCGGAAGGTTGGGGATTAACAATTACAGAAGCTATGGCTACAAAAACCCTTGTAGTTTGTCCAAAACACACTTCTATTACAGAGATAACAGACAACGGAGAAAATACTTTGAATTTTATGTTTAGTCAACAAGCAGTTTTTGTAAATGACTTTGAAAAAATAAGATTTACTACAAATCCAATGGAAGTAAAAACATTGTGCGAAGTGGTTTATGGATTATCCAACGAAGAACCAGAATTACAAGAACAAGTCAAGCAAAAAATAGAAAACGCCTACAACAAAGTTTCAGCTATGAAGTGGGAAGATATTTCAAAAAGGTTTAAAGTAATAATCGACAAATTAGCAAAATAAAAAAAAACTGCGTTAATGGTAAGTAGTGGAACTTTCTGAAAAATTGTACATAAAGTAGGGAAGTTCCGATGACTGAATTTTAAAACAAAAAACCAAGAAACCAATTGCAAGGTTAAGTGCTACAAATACATAAAATTTATCCAGAAACAATTGTAAAAATGTATTTTTATCCAACCGAAATTTTTAAGAATTAACAAAGTAAAAAAAAAGCCACCCGAAAGAGTGGCTATTTTTTTTATTTAAAAAATAATATTATTATTTTCTAAATGCTCCAATTTTGTAAGCTACTAATACTAACAACCCAATTGTAATTGTGTTATGAACATTAACTCCGCCTAGCCAATTTGGATTTTTGATGTCAAAAAATCCTTCCATTTTTAATTTATTTTATTAATTAATAACCACAAATGTATATAATTATAAAATCATATTTTAAATAATAATAAAAATAAATGAAATTTTTATTTATGTAACTAATTCAGTTTAAAACAAATGTAAAATAATTATTATTTAGAAGATAATTAAAATCATTCGTATTTATTATTTATATTTGCTTTTTATTATACTAAAATAAATATGAAAAAATCAACCCTAACAGAAGATAAAGCAGAACAAACGCCTACTGGCGGAGTACTTGTTGGTAAAAGAAAAGGGCAAACTATTATACATAACAAAGGAACTTTAAGCGGATATTTAGTTGGTAAAACACACGCAGAGGGTGGTATTAAAGCAGTAAACAAATCTACTGGACAAGCATTAGAAATGCAAGGTGGAGAAGTTGTTATTACCGCACCAGCAGTTTCTGACAATACTAAAAGGGAGTTTGAAGGTAAAATGATGACCAATAGGCAAATTTTATCTACTATAAATGAAAAAGGTGGTGGAGTTGCATTTGCAAAAGATGGAATGGAAATACCTAAAAGTATAAAACGCACTGGAGCAAGTTATAAGTATGGTGGTAAAACAATGACTGACCACGAAATATATAAGAAAATTACTGGAGGACATTTAGCCGAAGGAATGACACTTTCTAAAATTGCTAAAAAGCATAATGTTTCTGTAAAAGATTTACAAAAGCAAGTTGATATGGGTATGAAAGCTGAAAGCGAACATACTTCAAGCAAACGAGAACAAATGAAAATTGTAAAAGACCATTTGTTTGAAAACCCAAAATATTATTCTTTGCTTAAACGAGCTGGATTAGAAGATGGTGGATTAACTCTTAATGGGTTTGATGTAGATTATTTTGAAACAAAAAGAGGTATTTATGCAAATTTAGAAATACCATCGCAAAATCCTACTTTTGAAGATGATATACAAATTAAAGGTTTTGGAAAAAATGAAAAAGAAGCATTTAAAGATTTAAAAAAAGAACTTGAAATTTATTTAAAAAAATCTAATTATAAACACGGAGGTAGAGTTCATAGAGGAAGTCTTGTTAGAGATGCTAAAAGTGGTAACACATCAGCCAGAGATTTAAACAATTACAATGATATGCTAGATGTTGAAGCCGATGGAAAAGTTGGTGGAGATACTGGTTTATTTGCAAATGGAGGTACAGTTAAGCCTTACGATGCAAATATGGATGGCGATAGTGCTGATATGATGTTTGCAAAAGGGGGTGCTACTGATGTTGTTGTAGATAACTGGAGTGATATACCAGATGAATTTAAAAACATAAGATTGCCAAAGCAAATTGATTGGAACGCAAACCCTAGCGATGATGGGTTAAATGAAATTGTAAAACCATTTTTAAGCAAAGAACCATTAAGACCAGCGATGGAAGGTATAAACTTTGATGATAATGGAATAACAGTTACAAACGCACATATTTTATTAACTATACCTACGGTTGACCACGAGTTTCAAGGAATTTATAAAAAAGAAAAATTATCATCTAAATCTTTACAAGAAGTATTTCCAGATGGGGTTATAAAAATTGATGCAAAATTTCCAAATTACGAGCCAATAATTCCTAAACAATCAGAAATTAAAAAAGTTTTTTATGTTGATGTCTTAAAACTACTAACGTATTTTAAGGTAGCTAAAAACTATTCGGACAACACGCAAATTGTATTTAAAATTGATGGTTCAGAAATGTCTGTTGCTCCAGATTTAATGATTAATTTTTTAACCTCCTTAATCAAGCTTGGTGGTAATCAATTTATGTATGTTAGCTTTCAAACAGATAAAAGAGGTTTAATTTTTAGCTACTATTCAACTTTTTCGTTAGGCAAAGATGTTATTGGATTAATAATGCCTTATGTTTTTGATAAAGGAGAAACTTACGGTGCAGTAAATGAAGAAAAAAAAGCAGAGTTAAATGTTTACTTTGACTTTGATTACAATGTAATTCGTAATGCTGATGATAGTATTGTTGATTTAACTCCAAAGCCTACAAAAACAAGAGCTAAAAGAACGCCAAAGACAACTCAAAGTCAAACCAGTACACAAAAAAGCAAAACCCTAACAAAAGAAGAATTAGAACAGTCTAAAATATGGATTGGAAGTGATTTAGGTTTGAGGGATATGGTTATGGAGAAACTTAATAAAATAGGTTTTGAATTTGATAAAGGTTACGGAGATAAAGATTTATCTACAAAAAAAGGCATAAACATTAGAATATATACAAATGATTTTGTAGTTTATGGCGATGAATTAAAAACATATTTTGATAAAATGGAAGTAAAAGAAATTTTTCCTTCTGATTTAGGAATTGACAGTACAGATACATTAGACGAAACCATTACAGATGAAGATGTAGAAATTAAAAAACTAATTTTAGCATTTATAAAAGAAGGTAGTTGGAGTTTAGAAAAAGAAATAAAAACAAAAGAGGGAGATAGTTTCTTTAAGGATTTTTACAAAAATGAACCCCCAACTATTTATAGATTAACTGCTATTAGAGGTCAAGGATTATACCCAACTGATTTAAAAACATTAAATTTTTTAGATAAGATTGGTTTGTATGATGATTATGAAGAACCAGTAAAAGAAACTTCGTCTGAAAAATTTACTTCTGGAGAAATAGATGCTTTTAGTCAAATAGATGCAATTGTTGATAAATATAAAATAGATTTTATTGATGTAACCTCGTGGGGATTTGAAGATAGAATAACAGATTTTGATATAGTAGATACATTAACTGGAGATGTTTTTTATTTAAGACAATATAATTTATCATTAGGTGTTCAAGAGGAGGATGTTGACATAGAAAAGTCAAGAGCATTAATAAGAAAATATAAAGAATTTAAAAAATTAACGCCTACTAAAGATGTAGAAAAACAAGAAGAAAAAGTTGAAGTTTGGAAGCTTTATCCAGTATCGGAAGATGGACAACACACTTCTGATTTTGGACTTTATGGTGCTAAACAATTATTAGAATATTTAGTAGATTCTTATTCACAATTTCCACAAAGAGATTTTTTTGAATTTAAGATAGTTGACCAAAATGGTAAAACATACGATAATGTTGATTTTTTTAAAGGTTTAGATAATTTAACAGACCTTGTTGCTTTTATAAATAGCGGAAAGCAATTTACAGATAAATACGATTGGCTAGAATTTAATCTTTATGATGCACCAAAAGAAGTTGCTCAAAAAGAAGAATTAAAACCGAGTAAAACCGAAAAACCAAAACGTAATTTTGAGTTAGAACGTAAATACTTGTCGCAAAGGATTTCAGATTTGGCAAAAGAGTTGGATTTAAAAAAACCAATACTATCAAATGAGGAAGTTGCTTTTTACCAAAGAGAGATTAATTCATTTATTTTAAAGTTAAGAAAACTTAACGATGCTGAAATGAGTTTAAAACCTATTGAGGAAAGAGTAAGGGGTGTATATGAATTAAAGATTTCAAGTTTTGACAATCAGTACACCGAAACAGATATGACCTCTATAAACGCCTTAAAATCGCAATTAACAGAAAAGGAATATTTTAATGTTAGAACGCCAGAGTTTAAATCGTTTTTTGGAGATTGGGAAACTGCGTATTTGAATGATAGTTATGCTGGAGTATCGAAAGTTATAAATCCAGTTACAAAAGAACCTCAACCAGTATTTCACGGAACAAACGTTTTATTTGTAAATTGGAAAACATACGATAGTAACAACGCACATTATTTTGCAGTTAAGAGAGAGTTTTCAGAGTTTTTTGCTACAACTTGGGAGGAAAGAACGGATAAAGCTGGAGTAGATTCAGAAATTCTTAAAAAATTAAATCCAAACAGAGGAAATTTTTTATTAAGATGTTTTATTGATGTAAAGAACCCAATTGATTTTTCAAGATTTGGTGTAGAAAAATATCCTATAAGAGAGTTCCTTACTTTTTTAAGGGTAAACTATAACATTGGAGATTTTGATTTTTGGACTAATATAACTTCGCATAGCGGATTTACACAAGATACAGAAGTGTATGCTTGGCAAATTATTAGATTGTGGCAGTCTTTTACAAAATATGTAAAAGTGTTTACGACTTATGATGGGTATATTTTTTACGAATACATACCAACAAAACCTTATGGTGGATTGGAAAACGCATCGCTTTCTTATTGTGCTTTTGATAGCAACCAGATTAAGTTTACAGATGCCTACGAGTTTAACGCATTGTCTAATGATTCAAGATTTGATTTAGGAGGAATTTTATAATTATGAATATTCAAGAAAAAATAAAAGAGTTAGGATTAGTTCCTTTGTTCCCAGATTACTACTATTTTAATAGCAGTAAGTCAAGTGATAATGATAATTTAAAGATTGTGTCAGACGAAATTAATTTTATTCAAGTAATGCGTTTTAATAGACCGTTAATTGATAAAAACCTATACATATCTTTAAGTATTGATAATTTAAGTTTTGAAAGTCAAATGAAATTCGTTATTACTACTGGCGCAATATCAATAAAAGGAGATGATATTTATAGAGATGAATTTTTTGATTTAAAATTTGATAATTTACCAGATGTTTTAAATTTCTTTAACGAGAAATATGAAACTGTTGCCAAAGTTTTTAATGAAATGCTACTTGAAAAATTGAAAGATGAATTAGAGGAAGAAAAAAAGAAGCAAGAAGAACAAGAAGAACAAGAAAAGTCTGAACAAGAGCAAGACAAACAAGAAGGGGAACAAGAAGGGGAAGAAGAAGAAGGAGAAGGTCAAGGAGAGCCACAAGAAGGAGAAGGAGAAGGAGAAGGTCAAGGAGAGCCACAAGAAGGAGAAGGAGAAGGAGAAGGAGAGCCACAAGAAGGAGAGGGTAAAGGAAAGCCAAAAGAAATGTCTGCGGAAGATATTAAAAAATTGCTAGAGGAATTAAAAAAAGAGCAAAAAGGAAAATCAAGTGGTCAATCTGATAATGGTGGAGATGAAATTGATTTGGAAGATTTTTTAGATAAAGTTGAAAAAGGAGAAGCGGAAAACGATTTTACCAAAGGTTATAAAGACAAAGACCTTAAAGAAAAAATTGATGATGAAAAAGGTGGAGGGCAAGGAGAAGGAGAACCAGATGATATGAATTTTGATTTGCCAGATTTTCCAGAGCCACCAGCCAATTCTGATAAAAGGATTGAAGGAGTTTTAGATGCTATTGTAGATATGCTAGATACTGACAAAGAAGATATTAAAAGACAATTCCCAACGCAAAAATCGGCAAAATCTTTTGTAAGTTTGTTGTCGCCAAATGAATTAGATTTTATAACTACGCAAGTTGGCTTATCCGAAACTTTAAGTAGATTTGAAAAACAAAAATTAATAACAAGTAATTTCATAACAGAATTAGAAAACATATAAATTATGACAAGAGAAGAATTAGAACTAGTAATTAGCGACACTACATTATCACAAGACACAAGAGATGATGCTAAAGGTCAACTAGCAAAATTGGATGCCTTGCAAACTTCGTCTGGAGTACAAGGTATAAACAATGATATTTTATTTGCGGTACGAGAGTTTAATCAATCAATCGACAAATTGGCAAAAGCTGGTGTTGATAAAAAGCAAGTTGAAGATATTGTAGATGATAAATTCAGAGATACTAAAATTGGTAAAAATAATTTAGATTCTACTGTTTTAGAACTTATTGGTAAAACTCAAACTGTTCAAATTATTAACTGGCAAAATGTTGTTGTTAAGACTGGAGATGGTAAGAAAAGAAAGATTTTTGATTTAATGCTTTCTGATTTTGAAGCTGGTAACAACATTTACCTTTACGGTGGTGCTGGTACTGGAAAAACCTTTATTGCAAAAGAAGTTGCAAACGCCTTAAATTATAAATTGATAACTTTAAACTGTAATCAATTTACTTCGCCTTTGGATATAGTTGGAGGGCAAACGATTGAGGGTTATCAAGAGGGTAGATTAATTGATGCCTTTGGATATACTGATGCAAGGAAAGAAATGAATAAAAGAACTGGAAAATATTTTTCTGGTGCAGTTTTATTATTAGATGAATTACCAAAACTTGACCCGAATACTGCTGGGGTATTAAATGATGGTTTATCAAAAATTAAAGACCCTTCTGAAAGAACGCAAGATGGTTTAGAAATACGACCAGAAATTACGAATGGTAGAGGAGAAATTATTACAAAAGGAAATGTGTTTGTTATAGCAACTGGAAACTCTTTGTTAAATGAAGCTGATGTAAACTATGAAGCCAACTTTAAACAAGATTTATCTTTACAAGATAGGTTTGCTGGAAGCACATACGAATTGATTATTGACCCACAATACGAATTAGATAATTTGATGTCAAATATTAAGATTGGAGATGAATTAGCAAATTTCACTTTTATATTTAATTTCTTATTCAAATTAAGAACCGCAGTAGAGGATAATAATTTTTCAAGTAGAGCATTTGTTTCTCAAAGGTTAATGATTTCTATGAGAGATACCTATATAGCTTTTAGACTTAACGAAAGACAAGGAGATAAAAGAATAAAAAGTCCAAAGACTTTACAGATTGCAGTTAAAACATTTTTAGATTTATTTACAGAACAACAAAGAAGTGTTTTGGAAGCAGATGTAAGAGTAGATGAATTTTTTGATTTAGTCAATAACAAAAATTTAAAACCATTAGATTCATTGGATTCTCCAGAGGATAAAACGGAAGCAAATTTATTGATTAAAGCATTTGATTTAAAAAACGCAAACAAAATTAAATAATGCCAAAAGCAAAAGATAATTATATAGTATTTGGATTTGACCCCTATAAATTTATAGATGAGGGATTGGATATTGTACGAAAAGATGGTTTAAGAACTATTTATTCCGAAAGTTCAGTTACAAGCGGTATGAGTGTCAGAGGTAAAGATTACAATTGGCACGGATATAAAAGCGGTTCGTCAAAATCTTTTGCAGAGCAATTTGATGTTAATTCTGGATTAGGAAGTTTTTTAGACCAAGATTTATTAACAAAGGTAGAGCAAGTTTATTCCAATATAAATGCCAAGTTAGATTTAGGTGGAGATTTTAAAGCATCGAGAATTAGATTTACTGAAAAACCATTAGGAATATTTTCATTTGCACAAGCTAGTAAAGGTTTAATTAGACCAGTAGAATATTATTCAAAAGAGGAAAATAAAATAATACCTCCAGATGATGTTTTTAAGGGCGAATTTAAGGAGCTAGATTACTTTTATTATAAACACGATGGTAGAGAAGTTATTGTGGAAAGAAGGCAAGAAGGCACTACAAAGATAGCTGATAGTTGCACCGATGTACTTTTAAAAGAAGATGAACAAAGCAAATTGTTTTTGCCATACAATGCAGAAGGTAAAATTGTAAACGAGTGTAAAGGAAATAAATTGAGATATGCTACAACCACAAAAAAGGTTTATGCTTATCGAGAAAAAAAAGGTGGAGGTATTGCTCCTTATGTAGATTTATACATTTCTACTGGCGGTTTAGGTAGTGTTAATCCAGAACAAATGATTATACGTTCATTGCCAAATATTCTATTATCAAGGATATTGGAAAAAGCTGGTGTAAGGGTTAGAATATTTGCTTATTGGTCAAATAGAGATTACAATAAAGACAGAGATTTTAACACTATGTTTATGTTAAAAAACTATGGAGAAACTATTGATTTAAACAAGATTGCAGTATTTTCTTCGGATACACGTTTTTATAGATATTGGTTAGCAAACTCAACTGTTGGTTGGTATAAATTTATGTGTGGAGATTCTAAAAGTGGTTTTGACACAACTGGTACGCTTGACCCAACAACGTTTATGAGAGATATTTTACCAATGGTTAGAAACTATGTAAGCTATAAAATCAATGTAGGAGAATTTCCATCGCAAGTTGTAAATAAAAAATTGATGTTATTTGCAAATATGGATGTTGATGCTAGTGACAAAATAGAAACTCCAGAAATTGAGAAAAAAGTAATTGAAAAGTTTTATTCTATTTTAGATTATATTCAAATGCAATTATCCAATACTCCAAGAAAGGTGTTGCAAGACATTATTAAAAGAGAAAAGGATAATGGAAAATCAGAATACGAAATTAAGAGTTATATTAGAAGCGCAATTACCAATGTATTGTCGCCAACCAAAGAATTTCAAAAACAAACTCCAGCAGAATTGAAAAAGATGTTGGATAGCGGAAGTTTGACTAAAAAGGAATACGAAGAAAAATTAAGAGTGGAGATTATGTTAGACACACCGAAATATGCAGATGATATAATCGAGGAGAGAGAAAAATTATTAAATATATTAAATACTTTAATACTATAAAAAATGAATTTAGATAGAATTAGTATAAAAATGGGTGGTGCAAATACATCGTATATGTCTTTAGCTAAAATTTCTGATTTTAGTAAGTTATATACAACTATCTTATTTATAGAAAAATCAAGTCCTCAAAAAATAAATACTGGAGATAGTATTCAAGCGTTTAATTTTAAAAATATTGAACAATTTAAAGGATTAAGACCATTTAATGCTTATACGCAAGAACAATTGCTTTTTTTGTATAATCAATATGGTTCAGATTTTCTATATCAAACAAAGCTTCATTCTGGGGATTTAGTTAGGTATAATGGATTGAAGTATGTAGTATTAGGTATTGTGGTAAACACATACGCACAATGGAATATGCCAACACCTTTGTTGTTTAATCCAACTAACGTAAATAACGATTACAAATCTTTATACGGAAGCAGATTAACCGAAGAACAAATTAACAATAAAATCAATGATAATTTCCAAGCTGGAAAATATGATGCTGATATGGTTATTCCTTTGGTAGATGCAAATGATTTTTCAGAATACATAACTGTAATAGAGCCAAGACCAACAAAGGAAGAAGTAGAATTAATGTTTGATTCAGTTAAAGCAGAAAAAGACCTTACAATTAAATCTCAAAAGGATGTTTTTATTGATACTATGTTGCGTTTGAGAGGTAATGAAATAAATAAAATCAAAGAGGTTAATGAAGATTTATTTAAAGGTGTTCAAACTTTGTTATTGTCGGTAAATAAAGCGGTAAACGAGCAAATAGAAATGCTACCAGAACCAGCAATTGAAAAACCAGCAAGAAAATCAAGAGAGAAAAAAGTTGTTGAAGAAGTAGAGCCAGTTTTAAAAATAGATTCAGATGATTTGCCAGATTTTATTGGCAAAGATTTGATGGTAAAAGATTATCCAGAGCAAGTCAAAAAGCTAATTGAATTTAGAAGTATCCAACAAGAAGGTTCTGCTTATATTTTAGACGACACAATAGTATTTGCATTTGATTGGGATAAAACACAAGAAGGTGCTCGCTTTTGGTCTGATATAAATGGCAATGGAGATTTAAGAGGTTTTAAAGAAAAGTATGGTAACAAAGGAGAAAAGGTTGATGAATTAATTGCAAAAGAAGAAATAGATTCAGATGAATTGCCAGATTTTATTAATAAACGAATAGACTTAAAAAGATTACCAGAACCAGTTAAAAAGTTAGCGTTATTTAGACAAGAAGAACAAGATAGACCTTTTAATGAAAATGTTCCTTTATTTAATGCTTTTGGATGGAGTGAAACACCAGAAGGAGAAGATTTTTGGGAATTGATTAATACTTTAGGTGATTTACGAGGTTTTAAAGAAAAGTATGGTAACAAAGGAGAAAAGGTTGATGAATTAATTGAAAAAGAAAAAGTAAAGCCAGTAGTTAAAACGCAAGAAGTAAAAGCAGTAGAGTTAATCCTTTACCCACCTAGCGGAGGAGTTTTAAATGTTAAAACAGAAAGCTTATATGAATTATTTGAGATTAGTAGATTTGTTTTAAGTAAATTTAAAACAAAAAGGCGAAAGTTAAATTTTAGTGTAATAACTGATTCTGCAAGTCATACAACAGAAATTTATTTTAGCGGTGATGATTCCGCAGACAAACTTTTAAGTTTATTAGTTGAAAAGTATGATACTTTTGTAACACCAAAGTTAAATTGGAAAAATTTTGATGAAAGACAAGCCGATATTGATAGGATAAAATTAAACGAAGAAATTATAAATGATTCTTTTAAACCAGAACCAAAACCAGTTGAAGTGGAGAAACCAAAACCAGTAGTGGTAGAGAAACCAAAACCAGTAGTGGTTGAAAAGCCAAAACCAGTTAAAGTTGAAAAACCTAAACCAGTTCCAATTCAAAAACCAAAACCAATAGTGCGTGAGAAACCAAGACCAGTTCCAGTTGAAAAACCAAAACCAGTTAAGGTAGAAAAACCAAAACCAGTTAAAGTAACAAAACCAAAAGTGGAAGATGACCTTTCCTTTTTAGATGATTTAGATAATATATTTTAAAACAACGATTATGACTATTAAACAAAAATTCAGTTCAATTGACCAAAGCAAATTAACTGCCGACCAAAAATCATTTTTAGATAAAATTAAAAATGTAACAAAAAACTTTTCTGATGCTGAAATGAATAAAAAGGTAGAACAACCTTTAGATAACTTTATTGCAAAAGCAAAAGAAAAAATGCCAGAAGCGGTTAAGTCTGCTCCAGTAAAAAGTACTTCAAAAGCAAAATCAAGTCAAACCAAAAAACCAAAACGTACTGCAATGTCGTTGGCTAAAGAAATTCGTAAAGAAGGCGAAAGCTGGAATGAAGCAAGAGCAAGAGCAAGTAAAATGATGAAAGAGGATAGTAAGGATTTAAGCAAAACTGTTGAAACCGAACTTGACAAATTAAGCAAACTTGTAAAAAGCGCAAAAACAAGAGGTAAACTTGCTGGTATTTCTGGTACTGATATTAAAAGAGATGCAGTAAGAAAAGCAAAACCAAGAGGTGCAAGAAGGGTAACTCACTCTGGGGAAACTTCTAATCAATATGGAACGTTTAATAACAAAGTAGGTAGAAAATATTACGAGAGTAGAGATAGACACTCTGATAGACTTGCGCCAAACTATCCAAAAAATGCTCCTTTGTTAGAAAACGGTGCTTATTTGACCGACCCTACTTTTGGAAACTTTCAAAATCAAGTTTTTGCCGAAGGTGGAGATATTGATGCCTTTACTTTAAGAATGGTAAAAAGTAATGGTGTTCAACCAGCGGAAATGTTAAAAGAAGATGCAAATGTAAAATATGCTAGAGGTGGATTTTTTGGAACTAGCAGACCAAAGTCGGCTTTAATGAGAGATAGGAAAAATGTCAATCATTCAGAAGATTATGAAGTGCGTTATTCTAAACCAAGACCAAGCAGAACTGGTTACAGTGGAAACAGAAGATTTGCTGGTGGGGGTAGAGTAGAATCTTTAACTAAAGAATTACATAGACTTAAAAGAGAGCTAGATAGTAGTCGATTACAAACTTATAGATTAGGAGATGTTTCGCAAGAAGCTATTGATAGAAAAAAAGAAAGAGAAGTAAAACTTGCTCGTTTTAACGAAGTGTTAAAAGAATTAAGAGAAACGGATGAAAAATTTGCATTAGGCGGAACTGTTGTTACTGATTTAGCTGGTCATACTGGAGGTGGAACTGGAGGTTTAAATGCTGGTATGCCTTTAAATGGTTTTAGCAATACTTCTTATACTGGATTAGTTGGAGAAACTGGTGCAATGTCAAGTGGAGAAATGTTTATGAATGGTGGTGGACTTCCAGAATTTTCACAACAATATTATATTGTTACAGAAGCATTAGGAAACCCAGCTCAACATTTTAACAAAGGCGGTTCGATAACAAACGAAAGAAAACACGTTAATCACAATGAAGATTACGAAGTGCGTTACGCTAAACCAAGACCACATAGAAAAGGTTACAAAGGAGTAAGAGGGTTTAACAAAGGCGGTTCAGTAACTAACGAAAGAAAACACGTTAACCACGATGAAGATTACGAAGTAAGATACTCTAAACCAAGACCAAGTAGAAAAGGATATAAAGGAGCAAGAAAATTTATGGCTGGAGGAAGTATGGAAACACCAAGAATTTACGTTGCTGATTTGGAAGCCTACAATAGCGGAAGATTAGTTGGAGAGTGGTTAGATTTAGCAGATTACGACAATGCTGATGAATTAATGGATGCAATTCAAGATGTACTTAAAAAATCTGGTGGAGAGGAATATGCTATACACGATGTAGAATATGTACCAAGAAGTATGTATTCAGAATATATGGGTCAAAGAGATTTTGAAGAATTGTACAAAATGATGGATTTGGCAAAAGAAAATGATTTACCATTAGAGGTAGTTCAAGATGTAGTTAGTCAATATGATGAAATGTCAGTTAGAGAATTTGTTGGAAAATACGATAGTGCAGTTGATTTTGCACAAGAATTAGTAGATGATTTGGGTGGTATTCAAAACTTTAATGATTTTCAATATTATTTAGATATTTCTGAAACTGATAGAAGATTGTTATCACAAGAAATGGCTGATAGCTATGCAGAAGATATTAGAGATGAAGATGGTGGCAATAGACTTATTGAAGAAGCTGGTTTAAATTTAGACGAGTACGAAAATGCAGATGAAAAAGAAAAAGATGAATTGCTTGATTTAGCTCAAAGTATGGTTTCTGATGAATATTACGATACGTGGTATGAAGGATTAAACGACCCTTATTACTTTTTAGTAGAAGAACAAGGAATGTATAGTGCAGAAGATTTTGCAAACGCAAATTTCATAAGAGTTGATTATGAAAAATTAGCGGATGCTTTAGACCAAGATTATACAATCATTGAGTATGATGGAGATGTTTATGTGTTTAACATTAGATAATTAGAGATATGAAAGATATTAAAAAGAGTGCTAGTTTAAAAAGCAAGGTAAGGGGTAAAGAAACACAATTTAAAATTGATTTAGATTATAGTCCAGAATACGATAGCTTCAATATTAAGGTAAAAAAGGGAGAAGGGTTTATGTCTTATACAGATGCCCTTCAAGGTTTGCCTTTAGATGTTGTTCAGAATATTAATGAAATGCTTGAAGAAATTTTGATTAAGGCTGGTTCTGAAACTGAAATGAAAGAATACGATAATGATTACGCTGATATAGGACAATTCTCTTTGCCAGATAGTGAGTGGAAAAAGACCGAAAAAGAATATATTGAGTTAGGTAAGAAAATTGTTAAAACTAAATTTAACGGAGATATAGGTAAAGCGTATGATTCTGTTGTACGCAATAAACGTGAATTTGGTGGAGATTTTCAAGCTGGAGTTTATGCTAGTGGTGGTGCGTTAGTAGGAAATCAAAAGCGTATTGATTTAAACAAAAACGGAAAAATTGATGCAGAGGACTTTAAACTTTTGCGTTCAAGTATGAATGGTGCGTGGAGAAACGACCACAAGCACGTTAATCATAATGAAGATTATGAAGTGCGTTATGCTAAACCAAAACCACATAGAAAAGGCTATAAAGGAGCAAGAAAATTTGGAGAAGGTGGTGGAATATCAAACTTTGAAAGATTGTCAAGGGTAGTAGCAAAGAATTACGAAGGAAAGCGAGTTAAACCAAAATACCAAAAAGAGTATGGCAAAACGTATAGCAAGTCAGAAGCTAAAGAGGTAGGTAACAAGGTTGCTGGAAAAGTAAAAGCAAATCAAAAAATGGCTACTGGAGGAAAAACTAACAGAGGTGGCATTATGGTATTGGCTAAAAAAATCCGTAAAGATGGGGAAAGCTGGAAAGATGCTTTAAAAAGAGCTGGACAACAACAGAAATAATTTAAAACTAGGCACTTATTTAATATTAGTAATAATAATTTTTTATATTTGTGCATTAAATCAAACTTAATATTATAAACACTATGGGAAAAATTGAAATTTTATTAGAAAAATTAGACAACAGAATTACATCATCTTTGGCTAAAAGATTAGATACGTTAGACGATTTAAGCGAAAAACTTGAAGCTTCTGGCGAAGATTATGAAAAAAATCCAACAGATGAGAACAGAGATAGTTACAATGAAGTAATTGATTATGTTGAAAAAATGGAAAATGGTATTATTCGAGATTTAGAAGCGTTATTAGAAAAAAGAAAAGCGGAGGAATTAGCTAAACAAACACCAGCTACACCACCAGAACCAGCTACACCACCAAAACCAAATATAACACCAGAAAATAAATCAGAAACTACATCAAGTAGTGAGGAGAAAAAAGAAGGTTCTGGAATATTGACTTTGGTTATTGGAAGTGTTTTACTATTTGCAAGTTTAGGAGCGATTAATTATTTCCGAAAACAATAGTAAATTAATTAAAAATTAAAAAAATGAAAAAAGGTCAAGTTATTGGATTAGTAATTACTGGATTAGCAGTAGTGGGTGGAGTAGCAGTTTACAATTGGGTAAGAAAACCAAAAACAAATCAAGAAGGTTTTTATAATATGTATGGCTACTAAAAATGGCTTATAAAATTTTACCATATAGCTTTAGAAAGGCAAAGGATTTGGGGGTAGTTATTAAACCATCCTCAAATATCCTTAAAAAAATTGATGTCTTTAAAAATGGTAAAAAAGTTGCTTCAATAGGTGCAAGAGGTATGAATGATTACCCTACTTATTTAGCAAAAGAAAAAAAAGGTAACTATGAAAAGGGTTACGCTAATAAAAGAAGGAAATTGTATAAAGAGCGACACGAAAAGGACAGACACGTTGTTGGTAGTGCTGGTTATTATGCGGATAAAATTTTATGGTAAATGGCAAATAAGAAGAAAATAATATTAATATCAATTGCTATTGCATTAGGGATAGGTGGCTTTGCTATTACTCAATGGTGGATAAAAAAAGTAACCAAAATTAGAGGTGGTATAGTTATTAAGCAAGAGTTTAAAGAACCTACTAATACAGAACCTTTAACTGAATAATTATGTATAGTAAAGTTATTATAAAATATCCAGATGTAAATAGAGCTTATGCCGAAAGTAAGAGTGTAAACTACTCTCAACAGAATGTAATTACTGCCAATACTAATTTATTAAAATCTATTTATTCTACTAACAAAAACGTAATAAATAAATGGGGAGAAATATTTGATATTGATAACTCTATTATAGCAAGTTTTATTGTTACAGAAAGTGGAGGTAAAGATGCTTCTCCTAATAGATATGGAGCGACTGGAATAATGCAAATGACTGCACCAGCGGTGTGGGAAACTTTAGCTAAATGGAAAACTATTGTAGGTTCAGATTTACCTAGTGAAGCTAAAGCATATTTTGATAAAGTATTGCCAGAAAGTAAAAGTTTTAATCCTAATGTACTACCTAGTACTACATTAAAAAATAAAATAACAAATTTATTACAAAAAGATAGAACGTTTTCTATTGCTTGTGGGGTTGCTAATTTAAGATGGCTTTTAGAAGCATATTCTAATAATTTAACATCGCCAATAAATAAAGTTATGGTTTCTTATAATGCTGGATATTACGGAATGAGAAATAAAATAAAAGGCAGTCCAACTACTGAATCTATGGTGGTTAATAAATCGATACCAATAGAGAGTAGAAGTTACTTATTAAAAATGCTAGGTAAAAATGGATTTATTCAATTGTATTTTGAAAATAAATTAGACCAATTGTAATATGAATTTACTATACGAAAATAAAGTACCAGCATCTTATAGAGTTGCATTTGTAGATAAGGTAAAAAAAATATCTGCTAATTTAGGCATTAACCCTAATTGGTTAATGGCTATTATGTATTTTGAAAGTGCAAAAACATTTTCTCCAAGCATTACTAATAGTATTGGGGCAACTGGATTAATTCAATTTCTACCAAGCACTGCTACATCTTTAGGTACTTCAACGAGTGAATTAAGGAAAATGACCGCAGTAAAACAATTAGATTATGTTGAAAAATATCTTGCAAAATACAAGGGAAAATATAAAAATTATATTGATGTTTATTTTGCAGTATTCTTTCCTTTAGCAATAGGTAAACCAGATGATTGGGTAATACAAGCCAAAGGAGTAAGTGCATCGGCAGTTTATAATTCAAATCCAGCTTTTAGAGTTCTTAAAGATGGTAAAATAAGGGTTTGGGAAGTAAAAAAAGTTATGTTAGAAAAATTACCTAGCGAATGGATAAATAATGGTAGTTTTGGTTTAGCAGTTAAGGCATACAAAAATTACATTGGAATTGGAATTTTATTAATCGTTGCTGGAGCAACATTATATTATAAATATGGTAGAACTAAATAG